CAATGGCTTATGATGATCTTAAAGAAGCATTTGAAATTGATCCACAACCCATTGTAGAATGGATTAGAGTTAATGGTAAAAAAGTTTATAGTGATTATCTTAAACAAGATAGAAAGATCATTGTATGATGTATATTGGTACAAGCCTCGGTGGTTGCTTACTTAGTCTTATGAATAATGAAGTGTCCGAGGATGAGGTTATGTTCATTGTAACACGTACATTATGTCCTACATATGATACTTTTATGCAAGTAGTAGAACAATATTACGCAGAGGGTAATCCTCATTCACGTAATCCTGCACAATATGGTTTGGGTGATTATGATTTGACCAAAGTAAAAGAATTAGCTACGAGATTATACTACTCAGGTAGAATACATCAACCTAGAGTATTTGATAATGCAGGCCGCAAAGATGGTCATCATTATCAGTATAATCATCCAGCAAGGCTAGGTCATGGATTGTGGATGCAAGTTGTTCCTACTAATGATAACTCAACTCCTGCAGTAGTTGAAGCATATGAAAAGTATAAAGTATTAGATACATTGACAAAATGATAGATTATGAGATTGACCCTTATATTTGGTTTGGTAAAAGAGAAGTAGAGTTTTACCCAAAACATTTTGTATTAAGTAATACACCATTGACAATGAATTCAAAACAATGGGTATTAGATAACATTAAGGGTAGATTTTGTATTGTACCAGTCAGTCAAATTTTTCTAGTAGAATACAATTTGGGTAACATAGCGTTTGAAAACCCTAAGGATGCTATGTTTTATGAACTCAAGTGGTCATAAAAAAATTTAGCATGTTTAATTTACATTAAATATGTTTAGCTTATATAATAGGAGAACACACTATGAGTTTTACACGACATGTTGGTAAACACGGTGATAGAAAAGTTGCAGTAGTATTCAGAGAAGTACCAGGTGAAGCACATATGTGTCTAGTCACTTATACTGAGACAATCAATCAGCATATACACGATCCATTGATTAGATGTATCGAAAGTGATATTGGACAAAATAGCGAGCATTTGGCTGACGCATTAAACAGAACATACACTCAAGATGGTAAACCCATTCTACAAGTATTACACTTAGAGGGTCAATTGAAAAAGGTACAGACAAGTCAAATTTTAATGACACCTTCACCCAATCAAGTAATTCGTTTAGATGAGTTGAACAAGATACTAGATGAAATGAAATTGGGTGAAGATGCTGTTAAAAGAATGGCTGAATTAGACAAGTCACGTGGCATACAAGATCCTGCTACAGTTGCACGTAAGATGCGTGGCGCAAAAGATGCAACGGTGCCAAAAGGCTTACAAGCTTCAGGCGATGCGTTAGGTGATCAGGCTATTGCACAAAACTTGCGTCAACAGGCAGCTAAGATGGATATTGAAGCTAAAGGCTTGATGGCAGAAGCCGCACGTTTACATAAAGAAGCCGCACTACTTGAAGGTGTTACTGCTGAGACAGCAACTAAACCAAAGAAAACAACTACGAAAAAAACTAAAGTTAGTGTCTAATGTCACCAGAATTTATCGATAAGTGGGAACACATACTTGAAGATGTTGAGAAGAATAAAATTCCAGTTGAATTTATCAAAAAGTTAATTATTAAACTTAAAGGTAAAAAGCAACAAACAATTAACATCGCAAAGTTTTTAGAACAAGGATTGGATCCCGATCAAATTGAAGATGCAGTTAGTCGTAAGTTAGATGAATTGGATGAACTAATAGTTAGTGTAGAATTTGTGCTTAATGTACAAAGTATTGCTGACACAGTACAACCAGAAACTGATAGGCTTTTAGGTAAACTTTGATTAAAAAGCCCTGATTCGTTGGGGCTTTCCTTATGATATGATATAATAAATTATGAAACAATATAAAGAATTATTACAAGATATACTAGATAACGGAGAAGTTAAAGATGACAGAACTGGTGTTGGCACCTATAGTGTTTTTGGACGTCATTTGCGCTTTGATTTGCGTAGGGGCTTTCCCGCAGTCACTACTAAGAAACTTGCATGGAAGGCTTGCGTTGGTGAGCTTCTCTGGTTTATTGAGGGCAGTAGTGATGAGCGTAGATTGGCAGAGATCACCCATGGTAGTAGAGATGGTACCGTTACGATATGGACGCCAAATGCATTATCGCCATATTGGAAACACAAAGCAAAATTCGAAGGTGATATTGGTCGTATCTACGGAGTACAATGGCGGCACTGGAACAAATATCGCACAGAAAAAGACATGGGTGCGGCACACAAAGGTGGTATACGCCTCGCAGTTGATAAAATCGAAGTCGACCAATTGGCAAATCTCATTAAAGGATTAACTGAAGATCCTAATGGGCGCAGACACATTCTAAGTGCCTGGAACGTGAGCGAGCTAGACGAAATGGCATTGCCCCCTTGTCACGTTATGAGCCAATTCTATGTCAACAAAAATCGTGAACTATCTTGCCATATGTACCAAAGATCAGTGGATGTTTTCTTGGGCTTACCTTTTAACATTGCTTCTTATGCACTACTTACACATCTATTGGCACATCATTGTGGTTTAAAAGTAGGTGAACTTGTAATCAGTACAGGTGATACACATATCTATAAAGACCACATTGAGCAAGTTAAAGAACAATTATCACGTGAACCTTATCCATTGCCTACATTGATGTTAAATGCAGAAAAGAATAACATCTTTGAAATCTCAATGGCAGATATACATTTAGAGAACTATCAAAGTCATGGCCCTATCAAAGCAACAATGGCAGTCTAAAGACGAATTCACTAGACCCAAGTATCAGGCACAAGTGTCTGATACAGGAGAAGAATCAGTATCTATTACTCAAGTAGTTCATACTATTAGAATGGGTGATGTTGAAGATCCTGATTTAATGGTGGCACAACCTATATATGAGTGGCAAGAGACAGAAGCAGGTAAATGGATAATGGAAAACTCTAATCCTACACCTAGTTGGCATCGTAACCATGACATATATAGTTATGGTCATATCTATCAGATTAGAGCATATCTAACACATAAACAATTAACATTTTGGAAGTTAAAATACGAATGAATATATTAGTAACAGGCGGATTAGGACTCATTGGACATAATGTAGTTAAACGATTACAAGATATGGGACACTTAGTATCTATCATGGATACTAAAACAAACTATGGTATCATCCCTCAAGATGAAATTGATTACTTGATGAGTGAGCGTAGAAAGAAAATAGCAGTAGATAGTTATATCTATGATAGGGACATTAGTGATGCTAAATCAGTTGACCATATTTTCAATGTAGAACAGCCTGAGATTGTAATTCATATGGCTAGCTTCCCAAGACAAAAAGTAGTTAATGCAAATCCCGCTTGGGGAAGTCGTGTTATGAGTGAAGGGTTACTCAACTTGTTGGAAGCTAGCGATAAGTATGATGTGCGTAAATTCATTTATATCAGCAGTTCAATGGTATACGGTGACTTTACTGATGACGTAACAGAAGATGCAGTATGTAAGCCTCAAGGTCAATATGGTATTATGAAACTAGCAGGAGAATGGTTAGTTAAAGATTACACACGTAAAACTAATCTTGTTCACACTATCATTCGTCCTAGTGCTGTATATGGTCCATTAGATGTTGAGGATCGTGTGATTGCTAAGTTCATGCTTACAGCAATGCGTGGAGGCACATTGAATGTCAATGGTGCTAATGAAACATTAGACTTTACTTATGTTGAAGATGCCGCAGATGGTATTGTTGCTGCCGCATTGAGTGATAACACAGAGAACAAGACATACAACATTACCAAAAGTCATAGTCGTACATTGTTAGAAGCCGCACAATTAGCATTGAAGTTAGCAGGTGGCGGAACATTAGTAGTTAAAGATAAAGATAAAGACTTCCCTAGTCGCGGTGCATTGAACATTGATGCCGCTCGTAGAGATTTTGGTTATGATCCTAAAGTTGATGTAGAAGAAGGTTTTGAAAGATATTATGAGTGGCTTAGTAATAGCACATTTTGGTCTAAAAAGACAGTACGCTAATCTAAGAGATGAGTTATTAGATGCCACAGACCGTGCCCTTAAAGACGGTCAACTTGTGGGCGGTCATTACACACGCTCGTTTGAAGAATGGCTTAAACATCGCACTAAGACACAATATGCTGTCACAGTTCATAGTGGCACACAAGCATTAGAGATTATTGCTAGGTACAAAAAATCTAAACATTTAGAAACATTTAAAAATACTCCTAAGATTCGTATACCTAATTTAACTTACCCAGCAACATTGAATTCAATCTTAGGTGCAGGATGGGATGTAGAGTTAGTTGATACTGATAAAAATGGTATCATTGAAGTAGAGAATAGTCTCAAGGGATATACTTGCGTCATGGGCTATGCTGGTCGTAAGCCTTGGCCTATTGCAGGGTATGCAAGCGCAAATGCTGTCATTGTAGACGGGGCGCAACATTGGTTAGTGTGCAATGGGGATGTAGGTAGTGGAATGTCTATCAGTTTTGACCCTACAAAGAATTTACCTAGTTCAGGTAATGGCGGTGCTATTGTAACAAATGACCCTCATTTATATTTGTTTGCCTCAACATATAGAGATAATAACAAGCCTGCATTTCATGACGTAGGAACTAATAGTAAAATGAGTGAGCAAGATTGTGCTCAGATTCTTGTTAGAGCAAAGTATATTGATGAATGGCAAACACGTAGAAGTGAGATAGCAAAATATTGGTGTGATAAGTTCAAAGAATTACCATTAACTTGCCTATCAGATACCAAAGATCCTCACGCACATCAAAAGTTTGTAATATATATGGATGATAGAAATGGATTACAATCATATCTAAAAGAACATGGAATAGACAGCAAAGTTCATTATGAATATGTACTAGGTGATTTACCATTAGCACAAGATAGAAACATTAGCCGACCTGATTTAATGGGAATAAGTGTAATGTTAAGTAGGGGAGTATTGAGTTTACCTATATATCCTGAATTGACTGATAACGAAGTGGATTATATAATAAATAAAGTAAAGGAATATTATAAAAATGATGTCATTTACACAAGTAAATAACTATCCTGTATGGAGAAGTTTAATAGATGTTAGTGATGTTGATTTGTCTAATGAAAGCACAGTTAAACAATTAAATAGACCTGCTAAATATAGATTGTCCATTACAAATCTAGGTGCTATTCGGGTTGCTGATTATTTAAAATCACCTGAGTTTAAAGATAAAGTTATAGAAACATTAAAAACATTTAAAGATATAAGTTCAATATACCCTACTAACATATTGGAAAATCTCAAGGATCATACTAGTCTTGGCTTTTCTTTTTGTAAACAAACCTTTGATAATCATTTACTACACACAGATGATAAAACAAGTGTAGCACAGGGGTTGATATATTTTGATAAAGAACATGTTTCGGATCATTCTACTAGGGTTTACCCTCATTATCCGATGAAAACAGTAATGATAGAAGGAAATACAACAGCAGGAAACGGATTACTTATTCTAAATACCAACAATTCATGGCATGAGGGTGGAAATTTAGCAAATGATGCAAGATATTTTCTAATTTATACGTTGTCACTAAAAATAGGTGCTAAATAACATTATGTGGATACTATCAATACTACCCGACGCCGCAATACATATAATCTTTGGATTAGGTATTTTGGGCACAATAGCAGGATTCGTCCTAGGATTCATTCCTTTCGTCAAAGCTTATCAATTTGCTATACAAATATGTAGCATTATTGTACTTGTATTTGGCGTTTATCTTGAGGGCGGTTTAGCCGACTACAAAGAGTGGGAATTTAAAGTCAAAGAGATGGAAGCTAAAATGGCACAAGCTGAAGCACAATCTGCTAATAAGAACATTGAGATCCAAGAAAAGATTGTAGAAAAGACTAAAGTTATCCGTGAAAAGGGTCGTGACGTTATCAAGTATATTGATAAAGAAGTAGTCAAAAAAGAGGAAGTTATCAAATATATTGAGAATTGCCCGGTACCTAAAGAAATCATAGACTTACATAATCAAGCTACTGAATTGAACAAGGCGGCTACAAAATGAAATATATATTAATACTTCTATTATTAGCCGGATGCACCACTGTAGTTCCCGTAAAACAAAAGTTCCCTAACGCTACACCTGAATTAATGAAGAAATGCGAAAGTCTTAAAAAGATTGAGGGTGATAAGGTTGCTATTACTGAAATGCTTAAAGTCATTGTACATAACTATTCACTTTATTACGAATGTTCAACTAAGGTAGATGGATGGCAAGATTGGTATAACGAACAGAAAAAGATATTTGATAACGTAAAATAATAGCATATTATGAAGTATTTGATATTATTGACTATGTTGTTAGTTGGATGTGCAACCAACAATGATTTTGAGTTATACCTAGAAGCACAGAAATCCATAAGCAGAGATGCTACAATGAGTGAAGCGGCACGTATTAGTGTATTGATTGACTTGACCAAGAGTTCAGACAATCAAGTGAAAATGGAAGCAATACGTGCTTTACAAGAGATTCAGCGTAGTAAGACCCCTATAATTATAGAAGCCCCAAAGAAGAATTGGTTCGGCTTCTGATAAATACATTATAGTCTAGGAATTATAATGACACAAAAAGTTATCAAAGCAAGCAATGTACCAACTATACCAACTGTGCCCTCAGATCCCGCACCTGTTGTTGAAGCTATCCCGGTAGTTGCTGCCTTATCATTTGTTAGTAGTGAAGGTCCTTACGGTTCACAAGAATACATTAATGTAGGTGTAACTCCTAACGACGGATTAGGTGATCCATTACGTACAGCGTTTGGTAAGATCAATAATAACTTTAGCAATTTATTCCTAACAACAGTTAATACAACATCAGTTAACACCACTGGATTAACAGCTAATCAAGTTATATATGAATATCCAGCTAATGCCTTTACACAAGGTGTATTTCAGATTCGTTCAAATACCGCTAGTAATAACCAATCTATTACAATATCAGCACAGATTGGAAATAGTAATACATCAGTCAAATTTACAGGATATGGATTAACTTTTTCAGGCAATGCAGTTACTAATTACAACATGGATATAGATAGTGGAAATGTTAGAATATTAGTCAGTCCAATTGCCAATGCCAATATAACACATTTTGTTGCATCTCAGGTGACTTATAACGGTGTTGTTTAATATGAGAGCAAAAGAATTTATCACTGAACAAAGTAACTTACCTGACAGGATTACTAAACCATTACCCTCTACATGGGTAATACCAGAATTGCAGAATCAAAATGCATATTTACAATATAGATTTGCTGTAGCATTAGCTGGTGCAAGGGCGGTACGTAATGGTGATATACCTAGAATGGATAAAGATTCTGTTTGGGGAGAAAATCAACTGGTTTCCGGATACATGAATCCGGATATAGAAGCCGATATTGATTTTGCTTTAGGTGAAATGGGACTTAAAGGTAAACAACTAGTTACTAGTAGAGAAAGTGAAGAAACATCTGACACTGGTATAGTTAGCCCACTTAAAGCTTTCAAAGGATATAAAAGAAAATGAGAGCAAATGAATTTGTATCCGAATCTAAAATCGGCAAAATAGGAAATAGAAAACAAATATCAACTATCGGGTTGCACAAGTTCCGTGATGGAAACTGTGCTGATCGTGTGTATGAGTTGAATAGAATAATGATGGCTGCAGCCTCTACAGATGGTACTTTTGTACCGGACATTGACGGTGAGAGCTGGGCCGGAAGATATAATATTTCAGTACCTTATACTCAGGAAGAACAAAATATGTTAATGATGGCTTATAAAGCCGCCGGATCAGATTATCACGATTTAAATAAGGGTGATTTAAAAAGTAAAGAGTTAGATGGTACTAACACCCAAAGTACAGTTAAACCCTTTAAAGGTTACAAAAGAAAATAATTTATTTATTTTTACAAGCATTACCGTGATATCTAGTATAGTTGGCTTTACCTCTCCCGATCTTACCGCAGTGTTCACATGTCCAAATAACTTGTGACGGGTGGGTTCCTTTAGCCAATCTCGTCAAATTGTTATTTCGTTGAACATCTCCTCCAAAGAAGTGATGAGTTTTGTTTTTTATTTGAGGACTATTTTCTCTCAATAAATGATGCGTTCCGTCCTGTAGCCTGCGTTTATTACTTTTTCGCTGTATGGCCCCGCCTAGAAAGTTGTGAGTACCGTTTGCAACGCTTCTGGTACCTACCCCGGGAATAAGAAATGGGTGGGTACCGTCTTCAAATTGTTTCATGGCATTCTGTCTTGAAATTTTAGAAATTTCATTAGGGGACATGTTAAGTCTTTTACCGATTAATAAACACGCGGGCCAATCACCCTGTGAATAATGAATGTTATAATGCTCTTGTATAGTCACTGCTTTGAGATTAGTTGGGTCGTTATTATTATGATTTCCGTCTAGATGATGGATTTCATAAGTTCTGCCATTTAATTCTCTAGGAATAGGTCCAAATTTTTGCTCGTATATTTTACGATAAATAGTCATGCTGATTGCTCCTTGTAAGCATTAGAGTAGTTGGGAACTCCAATTCCGCGAACTACACTTTTATTTATCTAAAATAAAAAAATTCAACATCAGTAACTGTGTCTAAATAGTAGTATGATTGATATTAATAACACCCTAGACCTCATAAAACTTAAATTCTACAATGAATACCTGTACCAAGCACATATATATGATGAAGGTGATAGTCAGATGCATGAAAGTCTGACTGCACAAGTTATTACAAAATACATAGATCCATTAAATTTACCAAAAAACGCTAAAATTTTAGACTTGGGTTGTGGTCCTGGTTATTTCCTAGATGGTATGAAAGAACGGGGATACACTGATGTTACTGGAGTAACATTAAGTCCCGGTGATATTAAAATCTGTGAAGATAAAGGTCATATTATTAAAAAGTATGATTTGAGTTTCTTACCACAGAAAGATGGATATTATGATGAAAGTGTAGACTTTATCTTTTTACGTCATGCACTAGAACATAGCCCATATCCTATCTTTAGTTTAATGGAATACAATCGTATATTAAAACAAGGTGCAAAGATTTACATTGAAGTTCCCGCTCCAGAATGTGACCGCAAACATGAATGGAATTTAAATCATTATAGTATTTTAGGTCAAAATCAATTAGCGGCACTACTATCACGATGTGGGTTTGATGCTGATATTTTCAACAATTTAGAATTTACTCTACAAGGTAAAAACGAGAATGGTGAAGATTATAATGCAAAAGAAGTATTTTACTGCATTGTAGCTACTAAACAAAGACCGTTAGATATCAAGTAAAAAACGGCTCTGCCGTTTTTTTATGGATATAAATACTCACTATGAGTAATACACCTTCATTAGTAAAGAACCCTTATACTAAAACAGTTTTTAAAACTGATAAAGAACTACAGGATTTTATTAAATGCTGTGACCCAGATACAGGTTATCTATATTTTATGGATAACTTCTTTATGATACAGCACCCTACAAAGGGTAGTATGGTTTATCATCCGTGGGCTTATCAAAAACGATTGATTGAAACATATCACAACTATCGTTATAGTATCAGTCTGATGCCTCGGCAATCAGGTAAATCAACTTCAGCCGCCGGATATTTACTTTGGTATGCAATGTTTGTTCCAGACAGTACTATCTTAGTTGCGGCACACAAATATACAGGTGCTCAGGAGA